GGAGTTATCTTCCACCTTTTTTTAACAATAACATTTAGTTATAAATAAAAATATAATGGCTAAAACTCCAACAAACAAAGCTGCAAGAAAGCCAACAGGTAAAAAGAGCTTTTCATTGTCAGATTTCAAGAAAAAAACTAATACTGAAAATATACAGAACAAGCCATTAAAGTGGTTGAAATGTTCTAAAGCATTTAAAAGTGCAACTGGATTGGATGGATTTCCAATGGGTTATGTTGCATTAACTAGAGGTTTCTCAAACACAGGTAAATCAACTTCATTATCTGAGGCAATTGTAGGTGCACAAAAACAAGGTGTATTAACAATTATTATTGATACTGAAAACAATTTAAGTTTATCTCGTCTAGAGAAAATGGGATTTAATTTGGGTGATGAGAATGATCCAGATAATGAACCATTCTATATCTATATTGATAATGACTTCTTACTAGAAAATTTTGGTAAACATCAAGATAAGAATCGTAATGAAGCTGCTATTGAGGATATGGCACAATGTATTCATCACTTCTTAGATTTACAAGATGCTGGTGAATTACCATTTGATTTGTTATTTGCTGTTGATTCATTTGGTACTTTAGATTGTATAAAAACAATTAATGCACACGAGAAAAACAGTAATGATAACAACATGTGGAATGCTGGTGCATTTGAGAAAGCATTTAAGTATCTAGTGAACAGTAGAATACCAAGATCAAGAAAGGTTGATAAACCATATACTAATACTTTAATTGGTGTTCAGAAGATATGGATTGATTCAATGCAAGGTGCTGGTGTAATTAAACATAAGGGTGGTGAGGCATTATTCTATGGTGCTAGATTAATTTTCCATCATGGTGGAATTCAATCTCATGGTACTAAGAAAATAGCTGCAACATTCGGTGGTTCTGATGTATCTTATGGTGTAGAAACCAAGATTAGAGTTGAGAAAAACCAGATCGATGGTGATCTTGGTGGTATATCATTTGAAGGTAAGCTTATTTCAACACCACATGGTTTTATCGGTACTGAATCGTCAGATAAGGATGCATATAAGAAAGATAATATTAAATTCTTTAGAGATGTTCTAAGAGAAGAAAACATTAGTGCTGATGATATAAAAAATAAATATGTTGTTGATGGCGAAACTGATTTTACTCATGACGAACTACAGGATAAAGTGGATTCACTCAATAAAAAAAGTAAACCAGATAATCAAGAATTAATGGATGATTTTGAAGGAGAGAAAAAGGATAGTTAATTGTGAGGACTAGAACATTATTAGTTGATGCATCATATCTATTAAAACGATCTTTTAATGGAGCTAAGGATACGCACACCGATAGTTATGGACATATCGGTGGACTATATTCCTTTATGACAACACTAAGAAAACTCATAAGAGACTTTAAATCTAATAAAGTGATACTTGCATGGGATGGAGAAAATGGCGGTCTTTATAGACATGTCATTGATCCAGCCTATAAAGCTAATCGTAAGAATAAGAAGTGGTATGGTAAAATTGAGTTATCCGAAGCTGAGATAAGAAGAGAGCAATATAAAGAAGAGTCTTTATTAAAGCAGAGAAAAAGTATTCAGTCGTATGCCGAAGAATTATTTATTAGGCAAATAGAAGTGGATGAAATCGAAGCAGATGATTTAATTGCTGCATATGTAATGGAGAGTAATAAAGATGAAGATATTACAATATACACTAATGACAGGGATTTTCTTCAACTACTTGAATATGATATAACTATCAAGTTCGGTAATATTGAAAATCCAATAAATAAAACCAATTTCTTTTTTGAATTTGATTATCACTATAAGAATGCATTATCGATTAAAATAATCGAAGGTGATACTTCGGATAATTTAGTTGGAATAAAGGGAATTAAGTCAACTACATTACTTAAGCATTTTCCTGAGATGAAATTCAAGCAATTTACTGTTAGAGAAATATGTAGAAGAGCTAATGAGATTAACAAGGAAAGAATTGAGAATAAGAAAAAACCATTAAAAGCATTTGAAAGTCTACTTTCTAGTATTGAAAGATTGAAGATAAATCATAAACTAATGAATCTTTCTGAGCCATTCTTAAATGATGATGCAGAAGAAGAATTAGGACAACTAATTGATATGCCACTATCCGATGAAGACAGAAATTCAAAGAATCTTATTAAGTTGATGAAAGAGGATGAATTTTTATCGGTTTACGGTGGAACTTTTGCAAACTATATTGAGCCATTTTATCCTGTAATAATGAATGAGAAGCAGATGTATAAAGATTATTTGAAAAAAGATAAAAACCTGATTTAAAATAATTGACTTCTTAAAAATTATAAGGTATATTTGGAATGCATAACAAAAATATATATTAAGATGGAAAATAAAGAACATGAGAATATGTTTAAGTTTGGTTTATATCAAGCTGACGAAACAATAATTGAAACCCTGTTTTCAGCAGATGTTTTTAACCCTGTTGTTCGTTATTCGGTAGATATCAGAGAAGACATATTTTCTATTATCGTAAGATTACAGAAAGCATTATCAAGAAGAAATTTATCACACAAGATAGACTTCGGTGAAAAAACATATGATTTCCTTGGTTACTATAAAAATCTATTGGATTTACAAAGTAGCAACGGTAAATCATTTAATGACAAGCTAAAGCTTAAAAAAAGATCGAACCAGACGGTTAATGGAAAAACCTATAGTGGCGTTCAATTTAAGTTTGGCTTATATATCAATGATAATCCAATCGTTGAGAGAGATTTTTATGTTGAAGGATATAACCCTTCATCTAGATTCTCAATAGAGTTGAGCGAGACAGTGGATGATATTGCTCAAGAAATTAATAGTAAACTTAAAGATCAAGATACCACTCATATGTGGGACGATTACGATCTGATCTATACTTATGGTTTACATATTAATCAAATAAGAGAGCTTTCTAATAAGCGTAGGAATTTAATGTTGGAAAACATTAGTAATCCTAATTTTGTGAAAAACACAAGACGTACTTTAAGATATTAAAACTCTCTTATTCCAGTTTATTAATAACAATAAAAAAATTATAGAATGATAGAAGAATATACTATTGATGGCTACCTCGGCAGTGGCTATCAATTAAAAGTATTGTGGCAGATATTAACAGAGCCTGAATTTGGTAACGATATTTTTCCTTTTCTTAAGACAGAATATTTTGATGATCCTAATCATCGAAGATTTTTTACTGTCATAAGAGAATACTACGATGAGTATGGTAAAATACCAAACCTACAGAATAAAAGTATCTTTCATGCAATCACTCGATATAAACAATCGGCAAATCCAGTAGATGAAGAAATCTTAATGGGTATTGCTGAAAATATTAAAAACTGGAATGATAGAGTAATTAATAAGAACCTTGATTACGATGGTGATGCTGTACAACAGGCGGTTTATAATTTTATCAAGCAAGGTGAATATGGTGATCTAGCAGATTTTATTATGTCAAATCTAAAAAAAGGATTTGATGATGAAATTAATTATAAACTTGATAAGAGAATTAAGAAGATCAGTGAAATTGGTAGTGATGAAGATGAAGGTATTGAAATATTTGACGATATAGATAGAGCCTTACAGGTGAACTTTAGAGAGCCAATTGGTACTGGTATACTTGCCATTGATAATTTGATGGGTGGTGGTCTAGGTAAGGGTGAAATGGGGATTATACTTGCAGGTACTGGTGTGGGTAAATCAACAGCACTAACTAAGATTGCTAATGAAGGACATGCATTAGGTAAAAATGTTCTTCAAGTGGTATTTGAAGATGCCGAAGATGAAATTAGACGTAAGCATTATGCTATATGGTCTGAAACAAAACTAAGTGAAATGAATGATAATCTTGAATCTGTCGGTAGACGTGTTAGAGATTATCAAAATAATGATAATTTAGGTAAATTAATTATTAAGAAATTCCCTCAAGAGGGTATCACTATCCCTAAAATACGCCAGTGGATGGATCGATATAAGAAAAAGTGGGGGATTAGTTTTGATTTACTAGTACTAGATTATATTGATTGTGTTGATCCACATGAAAAGTATTTTGATCAGAATAAAGCAGATGAAGGTATTATTAAAGCCTTTGAAGGAATAGCTACTGATTATAATATACCATGTTGGACTGCAATACAGGCTAACCGTAGTGGTTTAGGTAGTAGTTCCAGTAATTCTAATAATGGAAATGCTGCTGAGTTTATTGGTACATCACAAATGGGTGGTAGTATTAAACGTGCTCAAAAGACTCACTTCCTAATGTCTGTAGCAAAAACACCTGAACAAAAACGTGCAGGATTAGCTAACATAGCGATTCTTAAAGCTAGGTTTGCTGCCGATGGTCAAAAATTTGAAGATGCTATTTTCGATAATAATTCAGTAAAAATAGTTGTGAGAGATAGTGATTACTCTTATCGAAATACAAGAGATGATGGTGACCAAGAACCTATTACAAAATCTGATGGTGAAATAAGCAAGTTAAGTGAAAAGATTGCAGCTATGAATAGAAACATGGATGCCAATAAAGAAGGACGAAACTTAGTTAATTACAAAGATGCTATCAGTGGTGATACTGCAACAAACCAAGAAAATAAAGAAGAAGTGAAACTTCCTATTAATGAGGATGTTAGCAAAGAATCTAAAGAAAAGGTGGAAAATAATCAAAAAAATATTGCAGATGAGTTTGCAGAAATGAAAAATTCACGTACATTTGTGTCATCATCTAATTCGGAAAGCGACATTAGAAAACAACTTGACGACATGTCAAATAGACATTTTAAAAACTCAAGTTAAAAATTTATAAAATTATTGAGTTTTTTGTAACTTTTTGTAAAATTAATCGTATTTACTTTTACACGCTTTTTAAAAAAACATCAAAAAATGTTTGATAGTTTTAAAAAAAAAGTTACATTTGCATCGTTCTTAAAGAAGAACAGCAAATAAAAAAATTGACATATTGAATTAAAAATATTTGAGGGTGCTTATGCTCTCTTCTTTTCCTTCGGGATTAGAAAGTTCTTCGGAAAAAATAAACTTGGAAACAAGGATAAAGGTGTAGCAGATTACCAATACCTGTTATATCGATTCTTCCAGTCTTCGGATTGGTTGTAATTTGAGTAAGCAATACACTAACCAGTGTTAACAGGAACGTCCGAGTGGATAGCTGTTACATTGATAATGAAGTAAGGGCTTCATTATTGAGTATGATGAATACAATAGATTTAAGTGTAAGGTTATAGTCCGTAATTGTACCAGCAATGAAGGGCGGTAATCAGTTGAAATACTTAGTCCATAATACGAAAGTTCAGTAATGAATATAAGTATTGGAAGGTTAGAAACAGTGAGGTGGTACTCACATGGAGTTGTGTAGTATTTGCTGCCCAAAAGGTAGTAAGCTACTCCTTAGCCACAACTCTTCAGACTCCGTTATGGTTACAAAATTGCTTATAAAAAAAGCACTTCTCTGTTAAAGGAGTTATAGAAAAGCATAAGTGCTAAGGCGTTGAAAGTAAAAGTTGCACAACTCATAATTAATATGGGGCATGAAGGTCGCAAGCCAGAGTGTGTGTTGCTGATGTTTAGTGGAGGCATCTCTTTAGTTTGCTCTGAAACGAGTAGAGTAGATATGAAGCAGCAGAAAAAGCTTCAACGATACGATTGGTTAACGTAATTAACTTGCAATCACGAATTACTATGGGAAACTGTAGTGGATAAAGAAAGAACTGATAATGTTCTGAAAGGTTCGTGGATAGTAGCTGTAATCTCAGGCTTATTTAATATGGAGAGTTCTCTTTTGAGAGGGCATTTCGAGTGGATTGGTTCATTCCAATACTCTCCACAATTTTTACAGAAAAGCTGTAGATAAAAAAATTCCCTATCGTCCCTGCAACGCAAACTTTAGGGTGTAAAGATACATTGCGAGGTGGAGAAGTCTGGCATCTCGGTAGGCTCATAACCTACAGGTCGCAGGTTCAAATCCTGCCCTCGCTACCATTATACCTAGTAAAGCCTCTTGCATAGCAACGTAACTAGGTGAAGTTATTTAGGTTTGATCACCTAGATCATTAACGGAATACTGATAACTGTTAATGTTTTTTTGTTTATTTTATACTCTGATAGTGGAGAAGTTTTTGTAGTTTTTTCTAGTAAGAAAATTAAATAAAAAACTGGTATCACTGTTTAGTTAACAACTTAACTATGAGAAGTTGTCGTTTTTTATAAATGTTTCAGTGCATTTTTGAATTTCAACGATAAGTAAATTTAAAACATACTAAACCCATAGGAGAAATCTTATGGGTTTTTTTGTTTATATCAGCTTTTAAAAATGTAACAATGTATTTATATGTAAAATGACTTGAATTTATCATGATCATTTTTAAAAATCTAGATAATATTCTGAATATGATAGATTTTTATTTTAAAAAACAAATATAGATATGGCGTTTTTCACAAGACCAAGATTAGACAATTTACAATTTCAACAGCAAAGTTCTGATAATTTAACATTATCAGGATCAACCATATTTTCAAAAACAATAGGTGGTATTAGTTTATATGATGATCAGTCGGATACTATTATTCCTATAGATGCATCGAATCCTTTTGATGGTGCTGCACTGATTTATAGTGGAGGTACGCTAATCTTTCGTCAAGGTGGTGGCGGTGGTGCAGCATTTCTTGATAACGTTGGTGGTGGTAGTGGTTTAATATATAATGCTGGAAGTAGTACTGGTGCAACTAGTAATCTTCGAACAATATCTGGAGGTAGTGGTGTTGTTATTGAAACTATTGGAGATACGATAGTTGTAAATGCATCAGGTGGATTATTAGGTAAACCAAATAGTGGTCTTGTTGGTGATCAAGATGATGATTATGATGATGGATTATTTCCATTTACATCTGGAACAACCGTAGGTAAAGCTGTTGATGATATAAATGAGTTTTTGGGATTATTAGCACCAGCACAGCCACCAATATTAGATAATCAAAACACTTTAGGTGGATTTGTTGAGGGTAAACTATCTTTTGGTGCTACAAAAAATGATATTGGATATGCTAATGTCACTGCAGGTCAAACTGCAGGTGCTTTAGATATAAATGATAATTTCCCTATTGTTGGTTTTAGAAAGGGTTTAACTCAAAATAGTATACTTACTAATAATAATATATTTGGTGTTTTAAATGATGATGTTGCAGGTAATGAAACTGCTGCTGGAGTTCCATTTGAAGAGAATGCATTTAGAGATGGTAGTGTGGGTACATTATCATTATATCTTAATGGTATTATAATTGATGTGTTGGATTTATTTTTAACTGATAATGCAATAGATGGCTTATCAGGTTATTTAAGTGTAGGACAAGCAAAGGCAGTTAAATTTGATAATGGTAATGATTTCGGTGGTGCTAAATATAGACAAGGAGATTTTACTATCCCAACAAGTCTTTTACGTGATGGATATAATTATGTGAGAGTGATTCATAGTGATGGTAGTAACTTCACTAGAACAACGAACTTTACTGATTGGGTGTATGATGATAATACAGAAAACATTGATTTTGTTGCAGTTAATAACGGTGCTACATTTGAGTCGGTAAACTTAAGTGGTAGCAGATTAATATCAGGTGTTGAATATTATACATCAGGTAATGTGGTTTATGAAGGTACAGCATCAAATGTATATAAGAATGTTTATAGCAATTCAACCACTGCAATAAGATTTCTTAATAGAATAAATCTTGCATCAAGCCCTAGTTCTATATTAGTATCTGGTGCTGGAATAGTTAATGGTAGTAATACTGCTTTACCTAATTTAAATACTAATGTTCAAAATCCACAGGATACTCTTATTACGATAAGTGCGACATTAGATATTAATACTGACAGAGTTTTAGGGAGAAAAAACTTTCAAAGTGCTGGTTCATTACCATCAGGTGAGTTGAGATCAAGTATTAATGTCTTGCATCCTTTTAATGCAAAAGCATTTAACAAAGCAGCTAATATCACATCAAGTGAAGTTTCAGAAACAGGTGTTTTACTTTATAATGTAAATCAAACATCAAATTCTTCAAGTGAAAATTTCACAGGTGAAATATACAGATTAAAATCTAGGAATTATAGTGGTACTTTATATAGTAATTTACTTGGTGGTT